ATGGAGCGTTTGTCTCTTCTGGATATCCATCCCAAATATCTGATTCTTTAAATGGGACAGGTGTAAATTTAGGATAAGAACAAACCGTGCTTGTGAGTAAAAACTTTTTGCAATTGTGTATTCTTGCTTCTTCTATTAGGTTCAACCCCATAGACATGTTGTCATAAAAGAATCTTCCGGGGTTCTCTTTATTCGCACCTATGCCCCCGACTCTAGCTGCTAGATGTATTATTGTATCAGGGTTATGATATTTAAATAAATGCTTTACATCTATACGTCTAGTAAGATCTAAGGACATTGGAGCGCGAGACCCCGGAAGATCTATTATATTGTTATACCCAGAAGACCTCAATTTATTGCAGACTACGGTTCCTAGAAAACCTTTACCACCGGTAACAATAATCTTATCAGTCTTCTCGATATTCATTAATAACCTTTAAGCAGTTCGTAGGCTATCGCCAACGATCCAAGCACCTCCTAGAAGAACGATGTTTTGGACCTGATCTGGATTAAGATCTAGACCAAAAATATTGGTGGTAGTCACAACGATACCAGCAACGGCGACCCAAAATCGTCGCGATTTGATTAGTAGTGCGATTTTGTCAGACATCTCGTCTCCTCAGTAAAAAAAATAAATGCGAAATCCATTTCATTGAAAGTCATCCTTGGTGTAGTGGTATTTCGTGGTAGGTGTAGAACTAACACAATCGGGACACATGGGTATTTTTTGCTTGTGCATTTTAAGATGGTGCTGAGTTCTTAAAGTTTGTTGCAGAATTATGGTATCTCTCATAACGGCTTGGCGGTGCGCAGTTTGTAAGGCGGCAGCTAGTGCTGCGGTCTCTGGAAGCGAAACAGGCGTCGGTTGGAAAACGGGCTTTTCTTGCTTTTCCTGTTCGCTTGACTTGGAATAATACAGCATAAGTCCAGTATTAGTCGCCACGCACACCAAAAAGAGTATTATGAGGTTAACTGTCGTTCTCATTGTCTTCTCTAATTAAAGGAAGTACAGGGAATTTTACGGCATCTCTAGTAGCCTTGGTTCCCCTGCTCATAGAAGATTCTGCTCCTTCAGCCGAAAGAGATGTGATTTCTTCTAGGGTGGGGATTTTAGTGTCTGTGTCAATAGCCCACAGAACACCCTGTTTCTTGGCATAAGATCTCATACGCCTCACGGGAACAATTAGATTGAAAGTTTCTCCAGCACCACGAACAAGCATTCCCATGTACTGGCCAGCTTTTTCTCCAGACCTTTCGCTCAAAAATACACCGCCGCCACTAGACCCCGGAAAAGCCGTAACTGTAGTTTGATCGAAGACTACACCGTCTCCAGTTCCCAAGTCAAGAACTCTGCCAACCTGTGAGCAAATTCCTCGCGTCATCGAATTTGAGCCAGTTTGGCCTAGTAATGAGCCGACATGGTAAAGCTCTGTGCCAATAGCTACTGGCTTACCTGCGGCCTTATAGAAGGTGGCTGACTTGTCAATAAAACCCTTCTTTCTAATCATAAGAAGAGCCAAGTCTTCGCCATTTTCAGAATCGCTGTACTTGATGACCTTGGCTTCCATCTTCACTTCGCCAACGCGACGGCCATCTTCGACTAGTTCTTGAACAATTTGAGCGTCTCTAAACTCAACAATTGTTTGAGGCTTGCCATCTTTGATGACTTTTCTAACCGATCTGAGGCTATCCACAACGTGGGCCGCAGTCCAAACAAAATTAACCTTCTGCTTGACGTTCGGAGAGACTTCGACCTCCCTTGTTACAATAACACCGGAGCCTTCTCCCCCAGCCGCCTTAACTGTGACAGAAACATCTTGCAGATGTTGATATAGTCTTGCAGAAACAGCTTCTGAAGCTTCTCTTGCGGGTGGCCCCAAAGCCTTTTCTTCAGCAATCACATAAATATTGCTCGACAATAAAATTAACGCCGAGATCCACATAACCTTCTTCATCAGAGTCCTTCCTTTAAAATCTTAGTATATATAGCAGTTAGTTAACTACTTCGCCACCACCCTGCATTCGTCTTTCGATTTCGCGCTGGGGTGAATTTCCATCGTTCTCGACAACGCCGGGAGCAACAGGAACGTTATTGGTAGCGATAGGTCTGAGTTCGTCCTCTGTAAATTCGCTACCAAGCGCAGGATGCTTAATCCATTCGATGGTAGGAATGTGTGAGACATCATAAGCACCGAAGTGTTCTGCTGTCAAGAAGAACGGAGCCAAATTGTCAAAAACCTTCTCCGCGTCACCAAAAGGAACCCTAAAGAGTTCTACGCACATCAGGCGATATGCTTCACGGAATAGCTTCTTGATCTCTACGGCTGTAGACTCACTCCAGTCATTCGACCAAGTGTTCTCGCTAAGCTGAACAATATTGCTCATGCCCTGCAAGCAAAGCTCGATCCATCGACGACAGTAGTCATTCTTGACATCAAAGTATCTAATGGGATAAACCTTGAATGCTCTACGCTCATGCGTAATGTGATGAGCTTCAAGACGCTCCACATTGTCTCTCTTGGTGTTGACATCAATAAGATCGTTCAGGCGAACGAACATATTGTGATGATGCTTCACGGCTCCAAGAGTTGGAGGACCGGGAACAAAACAGTCTGTTCTGATTGAGAACGCCTGTAGATGCTCGCCAATCTTATCAAACAACCGGCCTAGGGCTAGGTTGTGAGTCTCTTTGTTGTCCCCTACATTGGGGATTGCCCACTTAACTCCCTCAAACATGTAAGGAATAATTGCGTCGTGGGTTGGGGTTGCTAGATTATCTGACATTTTTAACATCTCCTTTATTCGATATTATATTTTTTCTTAAGTCTTTGACGTAACAAGGTATCAATCTGAAAAGCAGTCATAGTGTGGTCGTCTCCGTACTCATTAACCAATTCTCCCAGAGTAGTCATAATCTGCTCTGGGGCAATAGACTTCCTTGAACCAAAGGGTACATGTGGTAATTGTGGTGCTAGTCCGGGTGACGATACTGGATTGGCCTTAAAACCATAAGGGAGAAAATCATTGGGTATTTCGTCAACGCTCCTGCCTCTAGGGAGATCTCTGCGATCCATTACATACTCGTCTGGGTGGCTTGGCCTTGTGTTTGGTGGACAGTCTGGCAAACCATGATGTTGGTGTTCATGCACATGCTTGTGTACACAATCATTACATCCTCCATCGGGAAGAGGTTCTCTACCAGTATCATACCCATCATCATCGTTTTCGTCATCCTCTTTTTTCTTTTTTCTTCTTCTGCGCCTTAGTAAGAATGGCACTCCATATTTAAGAGCTAACATACCTAAGCTGGCTCCACCAAGGGTAAAACTGACGTTTTCAACCGTGTTGCCGTTACCGCCAGTAGACCCATCTAGATAGTGAACTCCGTTTTCTGCAAGATCAGAAATTTTGTTGTCTTTATCTTTAACAACACCTAGTAACTGATCTATTCTAGATTTAAGAGAGTCTTTCTGCCCTTCAACAGTTCCCAATAATTCTTTTAAGCCATTAATTTCATTATTAGCGCCTGAAAGATTCCCATTAATTCCAGACAATTCTGCTTTGAGGCTTTCGGAAAGGCTTTCTAAATTGGTCAGCTTTTCTTGAAGCTCGGTAATCTTGTCGATGTACTCCTGTCGCTCCTTCTCAAAGTCCACAGGAGGGTCTACAGGACCACCGGGATCTGGTCTTCCGGGCCAGCCATTAAAACCGTCCCCGCCGCCGTCTGGCGGATTTGGGTTGGAGGGAGGTAATACAGGTGGTTGGTCAGGCGGGGGGCATCTATTCCAAGGACACCAAGGAAACAGGCCGTTTCCTTCGTATAACTCGCCAACTCTTATGCCTCCATAATATTTTGCCGTATCTTCAATGCTGCCATCGGTCATCTTCAGTTCAGGGCAAAACATAAACTCACCCTTGAGGGTTTTCCTGAGACCTCCCTTATAGGGAATAACCACATGGTCTTTAATTTTATGATCACAGTGCGGGCAGGCTTTGCTTAATCTTTCTTCTGCGGACTTGGTGTTTTTCGCTGACTCAGAGCTTTCTTCATACACTAAACTGTAAGAAGTTTCAATAGGGTGTCCCTGACCATTACCCTCAATGATATCGTAAATTTGCTTTAGAGATAAGCCAGCGCCGTAGTCGTTTGGGCCATCATCTGTCCAAGCCCCATCTCCAACTCTCCAAGCTAGCAAGATACCCAGCCTAGTGTGAATCTCTCCCTTGTCATCTTTGATAAGAATGAGAACTCCACTACCTGATTGACCGCCAATAGGAGCGGCATTAAAACTAACAACAGCCCCCGCATTTCTCAGGACTCTGCCTTTCCAAGCACAAGCCCACTGGGCGGAAGGGCAACCACCAGCCATGACAAGATCGTTGGCTCCGATTTTTGTACCCTTGGGTGCTAGGGGGATAACTCTTGGGGGATATCGACCGAAATATTTCTTTTTTACTGAGACTATAGCTAAGTCGAGAGCAGTACCCTCTTCGTAAGCTGCGTATTCAGTTTTAAAAGGAAGCATTGCGGATTTGTAGCCGTCTTGGAAAAATTCCAAATGGCCTCTTCTGGCTCTTCCAATTACATGACCGTTGGTCAGTACGTAGTAGTTTTCTTCGTCTTCTTGAAATACAGTTCCGCTGCCTCTAGCTTCACGGGTGTTCACTCTACATACTGCGTCTAGTGCTTGGTCGATAGTTAGAGCTTGCGCCGAGGCTGGCTGGCTGCTTAGAATTAACGCTAAGAAAAGCGTAGCTGCGCATAGAAATTTATTCATAGTTGATTCCTTAACGACTTTTAACCTTCGTTAATATACCTAAAATAAG